GGCACAGTGAGCGGACATTGCTTCCATTGCTACTCGACATGATGTTTCTTGCCACGTTGATGGATACGCCAATATATGCATCTTTTTCCATGCTTCTCGCAACTCATCATACGGAACTGCACCATATGATGTCATATTAGGATGCTCATCAATTTTATCAAATAATGGCTTGAATGGTTCATCATTCTGCTTCCAACCATATAGCGAGTAACTTGAATACACATGTAGATGCCAATCATCTCGATCAAGTAAACTTAATGCATTATATAGGACATCAAGCCCTCTTTGAGGTGTAGAACAATACATCAACTGTAAAGGACCGTCTTTTGGCTTGTCGTGATATTCGATTGGGTCAATTGCATTTTTGATTACCACACCTTTTGAGTATGGTATATTCAATAATGTGTTAAACTGTTGTTGTTGCCAATGACTGACGAACACCAACTTCTCAAATAAAGATATACCATTAGGTTCTGTCAAAAAACTATGGACAGGATCTAATGCCAAATCATGAAGCCAGTATAAACGAGGTTTATCTTCAAGTTCATATTTGCGAGAAATAATGAATTGAAAATAATCTTTGTATTCTTCAGGAAGTCTCTTGAATAACTCCATGGTCAGAAGTTCAGTTCCGCCCATGGAGTTTTCAGCCATATTACCAGGCTTATGTTGTGGAATGTCCACGTCACCTTTTTTCATAATGCTCCATTATATTAAAACATAAATTCTTTTCTTGCGTAGAAGATGTGTGTATCTATCTGTACTGTTTTTTGTGTTTTCTCTGATACGGCCCATTTAGGATCAGGAATATAGTCAGCATGATAGTATAAAGCACCATCAGTAATATCTTTGATTGTGTCTTTATTGTCGTAAAACCAAGTTGCTAATTCCTTTGTCTTTTTCCAAGTAGGACCAGGATATGGTGTGTCATGCTTTCCATCACAATACCAAGAAAACTGACACTGGTTCTTTTTAGGATGTCCAGATGCATGGTGTCTTCCTTGATAGATCACATCGCAAAAATTATCAGGAAAGTATTTGTTTTTAACTCTATTATAGGTCACATGTGCGACCGCCAATTTACCTGCAGTTGACTCAACTGCCGCCTCAAAATAAACATTCTTTTGTAAACATGAAATTTGTTTGTTTCTCTCTGCATATGACTCATACTGCTTAATCTCAAACACTCGTCTTTCTTGTGGAAAGATTATCCGCCTGTCAAAATTATCTTGTTTTGGAATTACGATGGTTGCAGGGTAGATTGCGAGTGCGGTCAATATACAGAGGATTTTCTGCAAAAATCCCATATATACTCCGTTAGTTCTGAAATCCATTTCAATAAGTCAACAAACGTCCAATAACAAAAATGCTTGTAGATGTATTTATATACTTAAAAAATTGAGTTATGGCGTTATTTCCTCATAATATGCGGTGTCCCAAATACATCCATAAGGATGTTCTGTACCACGTTTGTAAATAGCCAGTTTATTCCATGTAATGGCAACTTCATCTCCGTTCATAATAGTTTTTTCTGGAAAACGTTGATTTAATACACCAACCTCTGTCTTAGCCTCTTCTAGTGTTGCATAAGGATGTTGCATTGAAATTTTTTTACCGGTATTTGTGTTTTCCACAATTATTTGGTATTTGTCAGCCATAATTGCATAACGACTATCTTGTTCTTCAGACATTAGTTTCCTCGATTAATTTTTTATCAAATCCACAATAATGATACATTAATATAACATAATGCAAACACTTTAGGAGGTCTTTTTCGTTCTTACCGTCTTTTCTACCAAAGCGAATAAGATATTTGATTGCGGCACCTCTACAAAATTCTTCCGCAATATCTATATGCTCAAACAAATCTTGAATCTGAAAGTCACCTTTCGTATAATGTTGAGAATAGGTACTATCAATATAATCTTCAAGATGTTGTATTATTTGTCGTTCATTGTACTTCATGATATTTATTTCTGGTCGGAACGGCAGGACTTGAACCTGCGACCTCTGGTACCCAAAACCAGCGTTCTACCGGACTGAACTACGTTCCGAATGGCTCCTCGGGCTGGACTCGAACCAACGACAAGCAGATTAACAGTCTGCCGTTCTACCACTGAACTACCGAGGAGTAAGTTTATCTAAGATTTGCTTGGGTATTACGAATTGTAGTCTCTGCTCTCTCGATTTTCTTTGTGAGAGTTTTGACCCACTCTTGAGCAAGAGAAAGATTTGGTTTGTCTTTCTCTTTCTTGGCTCGTTTGACCTCATCCTGTTGGTCAGCAAGCCCAGTTTTGTACTCGGCAAGTTGTGCCTCTGTACGTTTCAAGGCACTTTCTTGCCTTATTCGTTTTGCCTGTCTTCCTTTCATATTACTCATATATGTAGGGTTTGGGTTTATGGTATCTATCATAAGAAACAAATTGTTCTGATGATGTACCGTTGAAGAAAAAATTTTCTGCTATATTAACCATAATTTGATTGTTTTCTTTTGATAAATGACATTTTTTAACATCGTCATCTACACCATCTCTACCACTAATAAGTTCTAAATAATCATCGACCAATCTAAAAGTTTTTGTATTCACATCCTCAGATTTAATTAAATCTAAATTACAAAATTCATTATCTGGAGGATTCCATGAAATATTAAAAGAATTGCGTTTAGGATAAAATCTTTTTGTTTGTTCATCACATTCTCCAGTTTCTGGAAAACATCTGAAAACCAAAATTTTTAATTTATGTTTATCAGATATGTATTTTAGATATGTTATATTTTTTGTATTTTGATATAGAAGATCTTGTTGCATCAAATCAAAAAATCTCATGATGAATTTTTGATTTGACATTATCTCTTCTGTTAAGTTATGTTCAAGAGAGTGTGTATTATAGTCATTTATAAATTCTTCAGCCTCATCAAATCGGTTATTTTTTATCAACCAATAGTAAATATGTGATACATTATTATGATTAGGACTGTCTATGAAATCAAACCATATTCTAAAAGGACTTGATAAACAGAAAATTATTTTATCTTCTGGTTGAAAACGATCTTGTTCAAGCAAATCATGAAATTTATTAAACATGAGAAAAGGACCTGTGCCACCGATACTGTAATTCGACACTTTGTATTTTTCATGTAATGTTTTAGGCCATGAATACCAAGCATCTTCATCAAAATCATCAAAACAAGAAAAACTATCACCAAAAATATAAATTGGTCTATTTGTCATCTTTTGGTTTTGGTTTCACAGTCAGTATCCAACCCCTTGTACCATCAGGACGCTTATACTCACATAAAGTCTCAAAATAAAAATTATTTTCCTTGGCCACGATATCGTTTCCAATTTCTGCGTTTATTCTTGTTCTTTGGTCGAGACCATCTAGAATTGCCTACAGAAGTCCGCTTATACGTATTTTTCTTTAGTTTGGTTTCTTTTGCTTTTGCCATTGTTTATATTTATTCTGGAGCCAGCGAGAGGAATCGAACCCCCAACCTACTGATTACAAGTCAGTTGCTCTACCATTGAGCCACGCTGGCTTATTTGTCAAATGTATATCTGCCGTATCTATCATAACCAATTGCTTTCGGATATTTTGTTGGTACCCAGACTGTCTTAGTTATCTGAACAACATAACCTGGACCAGACTCATCTTGTGAATACATCTTATCAGCAATTTTTCTTGACACGACTGTTTGTACTACTTTATTTGCTATACCTTGTATAATCATGGTACCCCGACCAGGAATCGAACCTAGAATAGAAGATTAGAAGTCTACTGTTATATCCATTTAACTATCGGGGCACATGCCCCTATTAGTCTTCAATAAAAGTTTCAAGTTCAACAAGTGAACTACGCCAGTCAGAAGTTTCGACTGCACGATCTACAATTTTTTCTGAACGACCTTCTTTAGCATCCCACATGTCATCGACACACGTAGGTTTATGGGTATATACCCAAACTGTTCTGTCCCAATCCATGGCGGCATATTTATAGTCTTCATGAACTAGATGACGAACATCTATTTGTTTCTTAAATGGATTAATATCAATCACGTTTCATTTATATATTAAAGGTTACTATATTCATCAACGAAAGCCTTTGTGACTTCCACTGCATCGGCTTCTTCAAGCCCATGTCTCTCAATAATTTCATCGCAAAACTCAATCATCGCCGCATCAATGGATGCAAATGCATCTCGTGCGGCCATTGCAGTAGCATATGCTTCAGGACGATAATCGTCAATCAGTCTTGCGACCGTTTCTTCGTTCATATTACCTTTCGTGTTTTAGGGTTTAACAACTCATTACAAACATATAATAACGTAACACTGTCATATTGTCAAGTTTTTTTTATGAGTTTCCACTCAAATAATTTCGTTTCATTCTAGGGTAGGTTTGTCTTGTAGAAGTAGAATGTGTATCTCGTATTCGTCTATCTGGATCTGGTGTTACATGACCAGCAACTTTTCTTTCTCTGTGAAAATGCACATGTCTATTTGGTGCACCCATCAAATTGTAAGTATCATCATGATCTGCTGAACCAGAATCATACAATTGATCGTAAGTTGATCTGCTGATTAAATAATCTAAAACATCTGCTTGCGTAAAATCTCTATAAACACCAACTACACACGCTATAATACCAGCAACTTGTGGTGATGCCATACTTGTACCACTATATTGTGTTAAATAATAACTACTATCTCTATCATCAGCAATACCACCTGAATGAACTGAACTCTGTATCATACTACCTGGTGCCCAAACATCAACTCTATCACCCTTGTTACTGTAATAGGCAGTAGCATCATTTCTACTAGAACCACCAGTATATGCACTATATACAGAACCTACGCTAATAGCACCTGGAGAATGAGTTGGTGATCCTCCTTTACAATAAAAATCCGTTGATCCTCCATCAGATAGATAATTATTAAAATCAGGATCAGATGTATTTGCGGTTATTTTCATATTATAATTACCGTGGGCACCAATAACTATAATACCATCATCTATACAATCTTCAATATCAGCATCAACTCCACTAATTTTATTCATTATCAACCAGTGAGTTGCATTTGCATGGTTTATACCATAATCATTACCATCAGATAAATTAACACTATTATATGTTGTTCCTCGATATACAACTGTACTGATAGGATATGTGTCATAAGAAACATATGTCCAACTGTTATTCACAACTGTTGGATTACCATTTGTTTTTCCATTATGAAATGTTCTTATATAATCAAATATTAAAGAAGAATTTATATATGTCGGAGCAGAACCGTATGGATTTAGATTGTAAATATTTGCTTGTCTTGCCCAACCTTGTCTATTACCTGCCGCCGTACCTGCTACATGACAACCATGATTATTGTCGTTTGTTCTATCACTATTTCCACTATCGACATAAGGTGTATAAGTATAAGAACCAGTCCAGTCTCGTTGTACTACTCTTGTGCCACCTGTACCATCAGAATTAACTGCAAATTCAGGATGACTTGGATCAATATTACCATCAACAATAACTAAATCAACATTTTGTCCTTCTTCATTTCCTGTACTGACTATTGATCGAGGCAACCAACTTCCTGCATATTCTGCCGATGAAGATTTTCCAGAATAACACCTTAAAATACCCCATTGAACTTTCATGTTTGATGTTGAACCGCCCTTATCAAAATGAGTTGTACTATCATACTCAAATACTGGTCTTACTTCAATACCTCTATTTTCAGGAGGTTCTTCTACTGCCTTAACTCTATCATCACTTAAAATCTGATTTGCTTCTTCATCTGTCATATAATAATGAGTATTTCTACTTATTTCTCTTCTCTTATCACAATAAAAATTTTTAGAAGGTATAGATTCAGTAGATTTATTGGTCTCCATCTCTTCATAAAATTGTTCTGCATCTTTTTTGTTATGCAGAGTTACAATATATTCTTTTTCTTCACTCATTAATTCTCCAGTTTAAGAACTGTGAGAGTAACTTGAACTGTACTTGTTGAGCCTGATTGATTAACGACTTTCATGTAAATAGTACCGCTATCACTCGTAGATTCATTAAAACCAACCGCCGCTGGTGTGATAATTTGAGTGGCGGCACCAGTTGTAACTACCTCTGCGATCACTCCGCTACCAGGATCTGGATCTGTATCAATCGTTCTTGATGCATCTGATGTTCTTGCAGAAGATGATGAATATACTGTCACCCAAGCGGCTCTATCAGTCTGTACTGAAAGAAGAGCATAGGAATTATATCCTGTTACAGATATGTCATCAGAAGCATCGTCTGCAATTGAACTCGTTGTAGCAGATGTCGATACTCTATTTTGTAAACCTGTAGAACCACCTTGAATACTGCTAATTTCGATATCACCTATCATGGATGAGTGATTTGCACACTGATATTTGTAAGTAGTACCACCTAATGCTTGTGGAGGTGTCCAAAACAAATATCCTGTAGTTTTACCTTGTGCAGATGATCCAGTCACATAGGTTGATGTTCCATCAAAATGAACTAAACCTGTATCATAATTATTAGAACTTCCTGATGCACTTCTTATTGTGAATGGATGTCCTGAAATATTGTTGAGATAAAAGCAAACCGTTTGCTCTGCTTTAATTCTTATTGTAGGATTAGAAGAACCTAAACTTGTGCCATCCGGATGTGCGAGAGCAAAATTTGACGGTGATGTAACAGTATATGATGTAGTTGACAAATTTCGATAATCAAAACCAGCACCTCCGTCTGTACCATCTGTTCCTGAAGTACCTGCAGATCCTGCTGAACCAGATGTTCCTACGGCACCATCAGTACCAGATGATCCTGCTGACCCTGAAGATCCTGCGGTTCCTGTGACACCAGATGATCCTGCAGAACCAGTTGTTCCTGCACTACCAGCCGATCCAGATGTTCCAGGGTTTCCATCTGCTCCAGATGTTCCTGAACTACCACCTGAACCCGATGATCCTGCACTTCCTGATGAACCAGTCGACCCTGCTGAACCAGATGACCCAGTTGATCCTGATGTTCCAGAACTACCACCTGAACCCGATGATCCTGCACTTCCTGCTGATCCTGCAGATCCACTTGTACCTGAAGAACCTCCAGAACCAGAAGAACCAGTTGTACCTGAAGTACCATCACCACCAGAAGCACCTGCAAGATTAACATCCCATGATGATTGTGTGCCAGAACCTGTAACAGTTGTTACATTTACAACTAAGGACCCATTAACTGAATTATAAGATGTAACGGCACCCTCCATAGTATTGGAAGCATCATATGCAATCAAAACAGTTTGTGCAACTGAGTATGCTAAACCAGTTCCTACTGTTAAAGTTTTTGTTCCTGTGCCAATACTTAATTCTGTTGATGATGTAGTTGTATAAGTATCTCCACTTGATCCATCTGTTCCAGAAGTACCAGATGAGCCTCCAGATCCAGATGATCCAGATGTTCCTGTTGTACCTGATGAACCTCCTGATCCTGAACTACCTGTTGTACCTGCTGATCCAGATGAACCAGTCGTTCCTGACGATCCTGCACTACCTGCTGAACCAGTCGAACCTGATGTTCCTGATGATCCACCTGATCCTGAACTACCTGTTGTACCTGCTGATCCAGATGAACCAGTTGTTCCTGACGATCCTGCACTACCTGCTGAACCAGATGTTCCAGTTGTGCCTGATGACCCACCTGATCCTGAACTACCTGTTGTACCTGCTGATCCAGATGAACCTGTTGTTCCTGATGAACCTGCTGAACCTGCGGACCCTGCTGACCCTGCACTACCAGATGATCCTGTTGTTCCTGATGTGCCTGATGCTCCATCGTTTCCTGAAGAACCAGAAGAACCAGATGTTCCGGACGATCCTCCAGAACCAGATGAACCTGAACTACCTGACGATCCTGCCGAACCAGTTGTTCCTGCCGAACCAGATGATCCAGTCGTTCCTGACGATCCTGCCGAACCTGATGAACCAGATGTTCCTGACGATCCTCCAGAACCAGATGATCCAGAAGAACCTGCAGAACCTGCTGATCCAGTTGAACCAGATGTTCCAGTTGTACCTGATGTTCCTGATGAGCCACCTGATCCTGATGAACCTGCTGAACCGGCTGAACCTGTTGTTCCTGATGATCCTGCCGAACCAGATGAACCCGATGTACCATCATCTCCAGATGTTCCAGAAGTTCCTGGTTGACCTGGAGCACCTTGCATATTTACTGCCCATGAACTTTTTGTACCTGTACCAGTAAATGAATCTATTGATACTGTTAATGCACCAGTACCTGAATTATATGACTCTACAGTAGCATCAAACTGATTACCTGTATCTGAAGTATCAGTAATAAAAATTCTTTGACCAATACCATATGATAGTCCTGTACCAATCGTTAATGATTGATTACCAGAACCAAGTGTAAGTTCTGTAGAAGAGGTAGTAGTATATAAATCTCCATCTGCACCAGATGTACCTGAAGAACCTGCGGTACCTGATGAACCACCTGATCCTGAACTACCTGACGATCCTGCTGATCCAGTCGTTCCTGCAGAACCAGACGATCCAGTTGTTCCTGATGATCCAGCAGAACCTGCTGAACCAGTTGAACCTGATGTTCCTGATGACCCACCTGATCCTGCACTACCAGTTGTTCCTGCGGAACCAGACGATCCAGTTGTTCCTGATGAACCTGCTGAACCTGCACTACCTGCTGAACCTGCACTGCCTGTTGAACCAGAAGTACCTGAACTACCACCAGATCCTGAACTACCAGTTGTACCTGACGAACCTGCTGATCCAGATGTACCGTGTGTACCTAAAAAACTTCCATCAACGCCAGACGATCCTGCAGTTCCTGATGTACCAGATGATCCTGATTGTAATGTCTCAACTAAAATGGAACTATCACCAGCCATACCTGAATGATTTACACAATAATAATACAGAGTGTTTGGTGCATCTTGCGGAACTTTTATAATCGCATGTGCTCCTTCATTTCCTGCAGTACCGACATACGTATAACCACTCGTGTATTGTGTTCCACTATTATGAATACCATCTTGTGTAGCAGAAAATGCTAATTGATGAGTGTCATTCGTAGAACTTGACTGATCAAATTTGTATGTAAACCCTCTGTATAAAGTTAGGTTTGGATAATAACTATCGTCTAACAGATATCGATTTTGTATTCCATCATATCCTACTGTTACAGTCCATGTTCTCAATATAGCATCTGTACCATCAGTGCCGGAGGAACCTGCTGAACCAGATGTTCCTGCACTACCTGCAGAGCCTGCACTACCTGCTGATCCTGCACTACCAGATGATGCATAAGTTAAACCAGACGTACCAGATGTTCCAGATGATCCTGCAGTTTCTCCACCTCCACCAGCGGCATAACCAACTTCACCCCAACCAGTTAATGTTCCTGATCTTTTTAATCTTGAAAGTTCTGCTTTTAGAATTCGTATTTCTTCATCATAATCAGGAAGAACTTTTGTATAATCTGGATTTCTGTAAACCTCTTTTTCTTGCTCAAGCAGAAACTTATGCCCTGTGTCTTCTTTGATGTCTTCTTTAACCTCTTCAATATCCTTTTCTAGATTGTCTCTCTTAGCCTTCAATCGTTCTAATTGAGATTCTAGTTTTTGGATATTTTCAGCAGTTTTTGCTTCTACTTGAGGTGATGGAGCAGTACCATCTTTTCTGGAGGAAGAAACTTTGCGTAAAGTTTCCTCTATTTGGTGGATAGATTGGTGTTCTTTTAGACGTAAATAATAAGGGTAATCATATTCGTCTAAAAGATGAAGATTTTCTTTGAGAAGAGAATTTTTTATCTTTAGGTATTGTATTTCTTTCGACATTACCTAATATTTAGATCACGAGAATATCTCGTTTAATTGTCTATTTACACGTACAAATGTTGTACATTTGGGTAGATCTTTTATTGTTTTTGCTCCTGCATACGTACAAGCACTTCTCAGACCTCCTAAAATCTCTTGTACGGTATCTTTTACAGGACCTCTGTAATCTACCATAACAGTTTTACCTTCTGATGCTCTGTGAGCCTTCTTTTCGCCATAATATTCTAATTGAGCATCATCAGATGACATACCATAAAACTTCATTTTCGTTCCACGATGATTACCAACTTTCTCACCCATGCATTCATCATGTCCTGCTAACATCCCACCGAGCATCACAAAGTCTGCACCAGCACCGAAGGCTTTTGCTATATCCCCCACCACGGTGCATCCTCCGTCTGTGATAATATGTCCGCCTAGACCGTGAGCCGCATCTGCACACTCCATCGTGGCACTCAGTTGTGGATAACCAACGCCCGTCATCTTCCGAGTAGTACAAACCGAGCCAGGTCCAATACCAATCTTCACAATGTCTGCACCTGCAAGGATAATCTGTTCTGTGGTCTCTGGGGTACATACGTTTCCTGCTATGATAATTGAATTTTTAGTTGCCTCATGTTGTCTCATCTGTTCGACAAAATCCATGAACCTCTCTGTATAACCATTCGCCACATCAAGACAAACCCATTCTAAATCATAGTCTATCTCATCCAGATTTTGATCAAGACCGATTGTTTTTATTGCGTTAGGAAATGATGCATATGTAGTAAATTTACATATGGCGGTGAGCATTTGATAATCGTATAATGCTCTATTCATCTCATACGTACCAGTATGATCCATGTTGGCGGCAATGATTGGTACTCCTGCCCATTTTTTCTTAGAGTGCTTGAACGTAAATGTTCTAACTAATACCGCATCTTTTCTAGATTCTAACGTAGATCGTTTTGGTTTAATTAGTACATCATTAAAGTCAAGTTTAACATCTTCTTGTATTCGCATTTTAATCCCAAAGAGAGGTGTAGTGTTTCGCAAACAAATCAAGACCTTCTTGTATTTTGTTCCATTCGTCTTGATCGTATTTGTAAAGAAAATCATCATTCATGATCGCACCGAAAGAATAAATCATCTTGTCCATGATTGTATTCCACTTGTCCGTTAGATATTTAGTTTCAACCTCTTCATCAATAAAATCAAAATGCAATTGACGAGTCCAGTTATGGTGTTGTACCATACCGTCTTCCCAAAGTTCTGGATAACCTTGTTTGGTCTCTTTTAGACGAATAAGAGCAGGATGGATGATACTAGCAAGTGTATGATCCAAATTCCAAACATCATAATCATCAATGTGAATATGGAAAGCACGGTTCTTCCTGTATGGTCCGATTTTAATTTTCATTATGTTTTTCTAGTCATTCTCCAAACATTGTAGCACTTACGGCTACAGAAGACCTTATTTCGTTTCTTATAAGGGCTCCAACAATTCATGCATTCTTTCATGTTATCTTACATAGTTAATATTAATCACAATTCTTCTATTAGTATTTGTACAATTAGTTCCTGAATGTCTCATCCAATATGGAAAAATACAAACTCTATTTGCTAAACTTCTGATCTTTGTACCATCCTCGAAAATTGTATATCCATCATTGCTATTGATATATAGAATGGCGACCATCGGTTCGCTTTCAATCATACGAGATTCACTTAAATCAGTATGAAATCCTGCTTCTCTTATCTGTTCTGTTCTTAGATTACAGTTTGCTTTGATACGATGTATTGCCACTGCATCCAATTGATCAATAACAGGGCGTACCAGATCTATTTTATCTGATACAAAAAATGACATATTAAAAAACAAATGTACAAATTGAAAATTATTTTCTCGTGGTTCTTTTGATATGATTTGATCAGTATATGTCCAAGGAAATCTTTCCGACATCATCTCTTTTTGCAATTTTGCAAAATAGATAGGATCAATATAATTGTCATAAACTTTAATGTTTTTATTGTCCGCCACGTAACTCTATCAATTTTCGCTCATAACTCAAATCAACATCTGAAATAAACTGTGACATGTAACCGGTCAATTCGGTCAATTCCTCAGATGTTATTTCAATCTCTTTTATTCTAGATAAAATTTTTTGGGGATCTTGTATAAATTCTTTGCACTCTGAATAGGTAAACATATGCTGACCATCCAAAGAAGCATGACAAGCAAAAAGTTCATCTTGCTTGTCATACACTTTAGAACTACACCAGTATGTATAGAATGAAGAATTAATCCATCTTGAATACGACATGAAATTATTTATGCCGCCATCGCTTCGGTAGCAATCTCACCCATACCATACCGATGCCACTTGTCAACTACGGCTTCAAGTTCATCGGCATATTCATCATACTCATTGCGACCATCACGATTATCTTCAAGGGCCATGTCACGAAAACGATCTATTACCTTTCGCCCTGAACGAACAAACGCAGGAACTAACCAAGCAAAACCATTCCATGTTGATTCGTACCGAGCATCGTGACCATAACCGATTGTCTCATGACTCCAAGTAGCGACCATCCACTTTCCGCCAGTCCAAAGATAACCATACTCAAGATGACTGTTTTCCATCAAGTACATCTCAAACTCTTCCATAGAGTCAAACATCTCAGGTTCTTCATTATGAACTGAATCTCTCAATGAAGCATCAAGGTCTTCAGAAAGACTTGAGTAGTAACCACCAACGGAAACACCTAATGCTGACTTATCATCATTGAAATGCTCAAGCAGGGTCATACCAACACCAGTCTCGTAACCATCATAATGAACATAACTTGAAACGATTGAACCGTCTGTTCTCAAATACGCAACTACAGAATTTGTACTCATATGAACTCCTTAGAGAGAGAAAGCAATTACAAAGTTAAGATAGACAATGCCGACGGCAAATGTCCAACCAATCATACCCTCAATAACTGAAAGGGCGACACCTCTTCTACATTCAATATTCATAATTGTCCCATAATGATCGTTTTCGGAAAGGGTTAATGACTCACTCAACATGCTTATATAATACCAAATTTGAGAGAGGTGTCAAGTTTTTTATAAACTTTTTTCGTACTCAGCGACAATTTCATCAATTTTTTGTTGCTGTTTTTGCTTCAATTCGATATGGCGGTTCAATTCGATTTTCATCATCTTTCCAATTTTGCAAATCTTTTCTTCTTTGCTCAGTCTTGCTTTCTGATTTGGAACATAAACCTTCTTAAATTTTCGTTCACTTAACATAAATTGACCAGTACCATAATTGAAATTCGTACAGTCGAGATAATCAACTACATCAAATAATTCGATCTCAGGACCATGTGCATCGACCGTAAGCAAATAATATGAATCGATAGCACCTTCATGAAAATACTTGAAAAGTCTATGCATCGAACAGATGTTTGGTTGACCATTTTTCTTATAACCAAATTTTATGTTGATAAAATTGTCTTTGTATTTCACATCATCGGATGATCTGTTTTTTTTCGCCCTGGTAAATTGATTGTCGAAATCTACAAATTTACCAACCAAACAATCCTCAAATCGATTTGCAAACGCTTGACCAACTTCTTTTACGGATGGATCAAAATTAATTTCTTCCAATACGGTGGGTACAACTTTTCTCACAAATGAGAGTATATGTTCTCTATCTTGTTTACTAATCATATTACTCCTTATTACGTTATATTTTTTTCTATATTGTTCGTCCAAAAGTCAATGAAATTCATCCACAAATATCTTTCGAGACCATATGCTTCAATTTCCCAAGGACTCTTAAAATATTTCATCATATTATCAACCTTTGTCAATTCACCTTTCCAGTACATACCTTTAGATCTCATTGACAAATCACCAACAACATACTGCTTCACATGAACCAATTCATGACCGAGAACCTTGAACATCTCATTAGCATGTTCTTCATCACCCATCTCACGACCATAATCATCAATACGAGTCTTATAAGGATCGATAATCACACGAAACATTCTCGGTCTTGATCGAAATTCATTTTCATGAATCATAGCCTCACCATTATCAGCATGGTGACGAAAATGAATATCAATCTCAAGATTGTTGACAACTCTACGATTGTCAAGCAAATCACGCATGGTCAACTCTGTCATACCATATACACCCAAACGAAATTTCTTGGGCAGATTTTTACCGTGTACTCTAACTTTCATAAGTTTACGAGAGAAGATATATCTTCGATAATACGTTCACTAACGGTCATGTAATTAAAACCAACACTGACATTTTCATTTGAGAAATCAATGGTGAACAACCCTGACATAATCATGTAAAACATGATTGCTACAATTGAATACTTAGCAATGAAAAACATATGACCTCCTTAAACAGTCCAGTATGATTCTGACATACGAGCCTTACCTGACCCGTTCTTACCCATACGGGTCTTACCAGACCCTGCTCGATAGTTGGCATCGAACTTTGAGAACATGTTCAGTGACTTGGCACCGATGATCTTTTCTGAACGCTCAATGCGACCGCCACGGGCCAAGAACTCTTCTACTGTTTCGTGTCTTTCACTCATATCGGCATCTCCGAAAGGGTTTTTGTTTAACTCACTCATCAGTTTATATAATACCAAATTCTGACCATTTGTCAAGAACTTTTTACCATTCTTTCTGCAAAAAATTTGCTTTCTCTAGCAAGTTCGGCTCTAACCGCTTCTGCAAACTCTGCTTCTTTCCTCTTCTTCTCAGCAACCTTTGCTTTCACACCTTCATCAAATTTCAGATCAAATACTCCACTCATAATTCATCCTCTTCTATTGAACCAGTTTCATAGTACAACCTAGCCATTCTTGCAACCTCTTCGGTTGCCTCTCTCAAATTCTCACCACCCATCCAACGTGCAAGAACCAATGCAATTGAATGTTCTAGTCTTTCTTCACTCATAATACTACCTCATTATCGACAATTTCAATTTCCATATGCTCATCTTCTGGAAGATCAAGCCAACGCCAGTTCTCTCTGCGACCTTCTGCCATAGGCACTACACAGATCTTAGTAGATAGAACCGAACTATCTTTACCATCGATAGTGATGACTTCCCACATATCGCCATTCTCACGAATACGATTTTTGCCGTGGCGAGTTTTACCAGACAGTCTCACCGCATCACCAACGAATATCGATTTATCATTAATAGCCATAGTCAATCTCGGCAGGGGTTAATCATTAATTACATTATTATTGTACCTAATTTCTCAAATATGTCAAGATATATATTTTTATGGGTGAAAAAATAATGAGACTTATATTCAATGATAATTTGTCAATTATGCATGAATTAGATGAAATGCAGGATGAAAATCGAATTGCAATACGTATAGGCAAAGACGAATATCCTGATGAAAGAAGTAGTATTGAAGGTCGTACAATTAGATATCTGGAATACTACAGAGATAAATCTATCATACGTGAAGAGGATGTGAATTGGAATGACATCTATTATGTAGAAGTTACATGTAAAGTATTACGTGACATGAAAATCAGATCTAGAATTCAATCTATGATAACCAATAATGAACATAATAAATTTTGCATACATCATATTCAAGATAATGATTATTGGGATTTTTTTGACTTCTACAATAATATAAAAAATTCAAGAAATAAAAATTTATTTCTTCAATATGTGTCTCTTACCAAACATGCAACAATGATGATTAAGATGAAAACGAAAACAGATCATTTTAATAGAATTGAAATTGTGAGAGATTGGGAAGAATGAGAAAAACAAACGAATATCCCATGCGGTCCATTCAAGCAATTTGCAAAGAACAAAGTGCAAGTTTGATGCCTAATGTCTTTCTCTGTCTACAAGGTATGGTGGGTATCACCTCACAATAAGCAAAAAGGTCCTCTTTTAACAGAAGCAAACATCTAGTTCCTCCGTAATTGCTTTTGATAAATGCCTAAAGGCAAATGATTACATGTGGTTGTAATCGTACCTCCCACTCTTCCCGCACCGCAGGTCAGATCAAATTCTCTCGTTTGAGAACCTTCACCACCTGCGGTGTTAAATCTATTTCTGTTTTGATATTCAACGACAATAACTCATCGTTGATTTTGGCTTTAATTCGCCTCAATCCTTTGACCTCTTCGGTCCAGTGGTCGTGGTCATTTTTACTGATGACAGATAC